GCTCCTGTCGGACTGGAACCGATCCTGCCAGCCGCCATGGACCGACCGCGAGCTGCTCCACAAGATCCGCCAAGCCGACGAGAAACCCCACGACAAGCCACGCGGGCACCTCGCCAACACCTCGGACCATCGCCCCACCCAACCGCTCGACATCACCCGCGTGACCTTCAAGCGACCAGCTCCGGTGGCCCCGACCCCCGGCGCATCAGAGTTCCGGCGCTTCCTCGAAGCCTGCTTCGCCCAGGGCGAAACCGTCTGCATCTGCGACAACGTCTCCGAAGAGGACGGTAGGCCACTGTCCAGTGGCTCGTTCATCACCCGCGAGGAATGGCTCGCCCGCCACGACGAACCCGGCGCCGGGATCCTCGGACCCGAACGACGCGGCGTCTTCGTCCGCATCAACCCGTTCAAGCCCAACCTCTACAGCGGATCCGACAACGACGTGTCCGCCTACCGCCACGTCCTCGTCGAGATGGACGAACGCCCCAAGGCCGAACAGGAGAAGGCCCTCCGCGACACCGGCATGCCCATCTCCGCCCTCATCGACAGCGGCGGCAAGTCCATCCACGCATGGGTCCGCGTCGATGCACCAGACCGCAAGGAATGGGAGGCGCGCCGGGATCTCATCTACAACCTCATCCCCGGCATCGATCCCAAGAACAAGAACCCCGCACGGTTCTCCCGCCTCCCCGGCGCATTCCGCAACGGCTGCCCCCAACGCCTGATCGCCACCCAGATAGGTCCAGAGTCATGGGCCGATTGGCTCAGCGACCGCGAGACCGCCGACGACAAGGCCACCATCGTCACCGTCAAAGACCTGATCTGCTTCGATGAAGACAACGATCCGGACAACCTTATCGGCAAACGATGGCTCACCCGTGGCTCATCCATGATCATCTCCGGTGGCACCGGCATCGGGAAATCCTCACTGATGATGCAGATCGTCATCCGCTGGGCGCTCGGCAAGGACTTCTTCGGCATCGCCCCCGTCCGCCCGCTCCGCATCGGGATCGTCCAGGCCGAGAACGACAAGGGCGACCTCGCCGAAGCCTTCAAGGGCGTCATCAAAGGGCTCAAGATGGCCACCGATGACATCCGCATCCTCCAGGAGAACCTCCACTTCCGCACCGAATCCGTCCGTACCGGGGACGCATTCCTTGCCTACGCCACACGCTTCATCACCCGATCCAAGCTCGACCTCATCATCGGCGACCCGCTCTTCTCCTACTTCGGGGGCGACCTCAGCGACCAGGGCGAGGTCAGCACGTTCCTCCGCAACAAGCTCCAGCCCATCCTCCACCAGACCAAGGTCGCATGGATCTGGATGCACCACATCTCCAAGGCCCAACGCAAAGACGGCGAGCCACTCACCACCATGGAACTCGCACACGCTGGCTTCGGATCCTCTGAACTGGCCAACTGGGCGCGGGAGATCGCGGTGCTGGCAGAAGTAGGCCAGTCGAAGCCTCGACGCTTCCAACTGGCCTTCTGCAAGCGGGGATCGAGGCTCACGGCATCGGCACTAAACCTTCAGCACTCTCCCAACGGAATCGTGTGGGACCAGTGGAACCCGATGGTGATGACGGGGGCTCAACTGAAGGAGCCGAAGCCATTTCCTGCTCGTCGAGGGCCTCGCGCATAGCCTTGAACCAATCCTCCCCACTAGCCGCTTCCTCATTCTCGGGAGCGGCTTCTTGCTGCTGGGGCTCGGGCTCGGGCTGCAGCTCCACGGTCTCCCCCTCCTCCTCCTCCCTATCGCGTTTGCGCGACCGCTTCCGCTCCAGTTGGCCAAGCAACTTGCCCTGCTTGCGGACCTCAGACTTCAGCGCGAACAGCTCACGCTTCATCTCGTTGATGGCACGAGTCAGCAGCGCGACCTTGTCACCTTCCTCAGGCGGCACCCAGTCACACCCACGCCACTGCCGATGCACCATGTCATACACAAGGACCTGCGACTTCTTGTGCCTCATCGAATTGAACGCACGGATCGCCCGGCCAATATCACAACGAAGGTTGTCCTTTATGTGGGTGATAACCTCGGATCGAGTGGGGTCGATGTCGTGCCGAAGCGGAAGCATCAGCCGGAACATGCTGCGGAGGGTGGAACCATTCTCTAGATAACTCATGGGACAAACAACCTACATCGTCCCCGGAAAATCGTCAAGAGAACTCAAGTGAACAGTCTCACTCCACCCCAGAAAGTTAGCATAGATCCCCCTACCTCCCTAGAGGGAGTCTTGTCACTCCCTCTTCTAGGGAGTTAAAAACCGCAACGCCGAGACGCTGCGGGGGCGTTTCAAGACGCCCCGCGCTCGGCGGCGGTTTTTCAGGACCCTCCGGTGGATGGGTGGAAGTGGGGGATTGGGAGGCGAGATGTGGATGCCCCGTAATCGAGCGGGAAGGGGTCGCCAGCGCGTCGGAGGGGGCGGGAAGGGTGGAAGGACGGTAGGCGGGGTTCGCGGGGCTGGAAACGGGAGATCGAAAACCGCTCCATCCAACCGCTCCATGCCCCCATCCAATTGGCCCGCTCGATCCCGCTCCATCATCCGGTGCCACGGCATTAGCATTTCTAATTTCCGAATTCCGAATTCCGTATGGGGTATGGGCGGGCGGGCGGGAGAGGGAGAGGGGTCGGACATGGCGCGTCCGATGGGGGGTAGGACATTCGATGTCCGATGACCTGGCGAAGGGGGAAGGGGGGCAGCGTCCGGAAGGGGGAACGGGGAACGGCAAGCGGGCGAAGGGGAAGGGGGATCCATGGCCCGCTAGAAAACGAAAAGCCCCGCAGGCCGAAACCTACGGGGCGAGCAAGGGGAACGGGGAACCTTAGGCGGAGGCTAGGCTCCCGGCGAGGGCGATGGACACCATAGAGGCGGCACACAAAAGGCCGAGCAGAAGCCAACCGACGGCGCGAAAGAGGTCGCTCATCGGGCGCCCCCAGTCTGGATCCAATAGCTGATGGATTGCATGGATTCCATCTGATCGTCGTCCAGGCGCTTCCCGTCGCATCGGATTTCCGTAGGAATGTATGACGTAGGACCGTTGTGACGCCGCACCGCACGCGCATGGGCAAGATCGGCTTTCACCGCACCCTCTAGGGTCCGATGGCGAGAGATAAGGGTCCGGTTGAACGTGTCGTGAAGAGTGTATTTCATAGGTTGGGTTCAAAGGATGAAGACATGGGCGCAGGTTCCATCGGGAAGACCGCCGGTGGCAAAAGGACGGTTCCAAGGATTGGTCTGCATCGGTGTCCCGTAGGTCGCCAGATCCTCGGAGCAGAAGCGGGAGACAAGCTGGCGGACCGCTTCCCGGTGGACCTCGTCACCGGATAGCTCATGAGGGTACGGGATCGTGATCGAGCCCCGCTCGCAGGTCGCTTTAATGCGGGACCCCCGAGTGTCGGTGGCGGGTAGATACTTTGAATGTATGGCTTGCATGATTTTGAACCGGGCGTTGATCGCCCGCCAGAGGCTACCGTTGCCGATAGCCTCGCGCGGGGGATCAGGAAATCCGGTCAAGAATCGCGCGCAACGTCCGCTTCAATTCATCCCGTTGTAATTCATTAAACCGGACCGCTTGCGCGCGGATTTGATCCGCTTCCTTGCGCGCATCGGAAAGGATCCGGTCGCGGTCGCGGATGGCATCGGCGCGCATTTCCGCGCAACGGCGCGTCCATTCCTGCAGCGAAGCGGAAGCTAGGATCCCAGGTTCAACGTCCGATCGGATATCCGATTCGATGAATGGGATTTGATCGCGCAACCAGGAGCCGCAGTAGGAATCGGGGCCGAGACTATCGGCGGCGGCGGATACGATTTGAATCTCTTCGTTTTTAGTCATGGATTGTTTTTTGTGTGATCGGGAATCGGATTTGATCGCCCGCCATTCCCTACCGGTCGCCCGATAGGGAAGCGCGGGGAATCAGCGGACCCGGATTCCGGCAATCACCATTGCCTTGCGCCAGTACTTATCCTTGGAACGGGGATTCGACTTGTCGTAATGAAGGGATTCGGTCCGGTTTGAACAGTCTCGGAAGTCCTCCTCAGGATAGGACGAAAGCCAGTCGTGACGGGAACCGGCGCAAGGATAGGACGAAGCCACGGGGTGCGCGCGCATCAAATCGACCAGTTCTCGGAAGGAAACCGGCTCCGATTGACAGATAAATCCGGCGTCATCGGATTCCCCATATTCAGCGGATTCAGGCGTGACGACTTCGAAGGTGCGGGAGATTAGGATCAAAGGGCACCCCCGATGAAAAGCTCCACGAAGCAGAGCGCCAAGGCGGTGATCACAAGCGCGGCCCCGATGAGGAAGGCGAGCGCGATGAGTAGGTTTTTGAGGGTTTGCATGGTGTTTTGGAGGCTCCGACTAGTGGGAGCACGGACGACAGGATGCGACGGGATGCGACGGGATGCAACAGGAAAAAGCAAAATGTTTCGCCGGGTTACTTTGCACGGCAAAGTGACGGCATGGGAAAGGGGAAGGAAACAGCGGTCATCCAAGCTGGAAAGGGGGAGAAACCTAGGCTCCGGGCAAGGCCGGAGAAAGGCACCAAAATGCGCCTGTCAGATGAGGTAAAAAGGAAGGCGCTGGAAGCGGCGCAATACGGCATGCCGATCGATCGCATCGCAATCCTCTGCGGCTTCCCCGCTGGTAACCAGACGCAATGGGCCCGATGGATCAACGCAAACCCTGCCTTCCAGATGGAACTTGACCAAGCGAGAGCAGAAGGGGAATTGACCCTTCAACGCCGCATCATCAACGGGGAAGCGAACTGGCAATCGGCTGGATGGATGCTTGAACGAACCCGTGGCTACGTTGCCCGCGCCCAGCTTGAGCACACTGGCAAGGGAGGGAAGGAGCTGAGTGTCTCCGGTGCACTACTCGGAGCATTCGGAGGCAGCAAATAGACCACGGGGGGACTAGGACCCCCAAGAGGGGGGTGGGTGTTACCTGTATACCCCCTCCCCGCCACGACCCCAATTTTATGCCTGTCAAGCAAATCAAGCGCAAACGATCTCCTTCGTTGGGGATGGGCTCGCATATCCCTGCGTGGAAGCAGCGCAAGCTCTTGGAGGAGGCTCAGCAGCTCAAGAACTTCCCCAAGATGATGCTTGGCCTACGTGAAGTGTACCCCTGGCAGGAGGCGGTGTTGGGTGCTTTGAACGAGAAGCATGCGAAGGTGGCCCTCAAAGCCGCGAATGGTTCGGGCAAGACGAGCATGGTCGCGGCGTCAGCGGTGGTCTGGCACATGATTCGTTGGCCGGGGAGTCTGGTGGTGTGCACGGCGGGTGTGTACCGACAGGTGGCCGATGCGTTGTGGCCGCATTTGAGGAAGATGATCAATGGGTTGGGAGGTGAGGAGAATGGCTTCTCGATCAAGGATGGGGAGATCCGGTATGTGTATCCGAAGAGGGTGGATGGTCAGGAGCTGGTGAGTCGGTGCATTGGGTTCAGCGCGAGCAACCCGGAGAAGGCTGAGGGCTGGCATGTGCAGGGGCCGAGTCAGGACTTGATGTATGTGGTTGACGAGGCGAAGGCGGTTCCGGACGGGATATTCCAGTCGATGGAGCGGTGTCAGCCGACGCGGACGTTGTTGATGAGCAGCCCCGGGGGCTCCTCCGGGTACTTCTACGAAGTCTTCAGGCGGAACGATGGCAAGTGGCAGACGTTCACGGTGACGGCGTTTGATTGTCCGCACATCCGGAAGGAGTGGATAGAGGAGCAGATAGCCCGCTGGGGCGAGGGTCATCCGTTGGTGCGCTCGATGATCTACGCGGAGTTCATGGAGGATGACGGGAGTCTCACGGCTGTGAGGACCGCCGACTGGCAGAGGGTGGTGAGTGGCCCGCCGAAGGAGGAGACGGAGGGGCATCGGCTGACGGCTGGGTGTGATTTCTCGGCTGGCGGGGACGAGAGCGTGATGGTGGTGCGCCAGGGGAACACGGTGAAGGGTCTGGTCCGCTGGCGGGACAAGGACACGATGGCGAGTGTGGGGCGGTTCATCGCGGAATTTCGCAAGTGGAAGCTGAAGGCTGAGGATATCTATGCCGACGTAGGCGGCATGGGCGTGGTGATGTGCGACGCGCTCCGCGCGGAGGGCTGGGATGTGCGGAGGGTGAATTTCGGGGAGCGGGCCATACGGGATGATCAGTTCGTGAACCGTGCGGCGGAGATGTGGATCGAGTTCGGGCGGATGGTGGAGGAGGGGAAGGTGAATCTTGGGCCGGTGGGTACGGACGAGGTGCTCCTCCAACAGTTCGTGAGTCGGAAGGTGCGGACGAATGGGAAGGGGAAGTTGACGCTGGAGGGGAAGGATGAGTTGCGGGCGAGGGGGTTGAACAGTCCGGATCGGGCGGATGCGGTTGTGTTGGCCTTCTGTGGTGGTGGCGGGAAGCGGATGGACGAGTATTTGAAGGCCGTGGGCGAGGATGGGCGGAGCCTCCTCGAGCGGATGGAGGATGAGCTGGGCGCGATCGAGCCGGAGGGGGTTGCGCTTGCGGGTTGCGAGGTGGGGGGATAAGAGGAGGCGAGATATGATGAGTGACAAACAGCGGAGTGCGTTGCAGGGGCAGATCGTGATGGCTGTCGAGCAGCGGAGCCCGTGGGAGTTGCGGCAGACTCGGTGGTACGAGTTGCGGCACCATGGGTTGCGGCGGACGAACAAGCCCTGGCCGAAGGCGGCGGATCTGCATTGGCCGCTGATCGATACGGCGATCGAGAAGCTGAAGCCGTTGTTCCTGCAGCAGGCGCTTGGGATGGATGTCGTGGCCAGCTTTGTGCCGATGCGCCAGCAGTTGAATGCGTACACGAAGGTCGCGGAGGACTGGTTCAACTACAAGATCCGGGAGAAGACCAACTTCGTGGATGAGGTGCTCTCCTGGGTGGACTACACGCTGATGAGCGGGCGTGGGGTGATGAAGTGTTTTTGGAATCCGGGGGACAAGCGGGTGGGGTTCGAGGCGGTGGACCCGATGTATTTCGTGGTGCCGCCGTACACCACGGATTTGCAGGATGCGGACTGGGCGGTGCATGTGATGCCGATGAGTGTCAATGCGTACAAGCGGATGGCTGGCCAGTTCGGGTGGAAAGCGGACTCGAAGACGATCGAGAAGATCAGGGGGAATCCGCAGGAGGACGACAATATTCCGGGGGCTGCGGAGGAGAATGATGCGAAGCAGTTGCGCGAGGGCATCACGTACACGAGCAACACCGATGGGGTGATCGTGTGGGAGGTGTATCGGAAGCGGGATGACGGGGTGTGGGAGGTGTATCTGTACAGTCCGGCGGCGGTGGATCTGGATCTGCGGGATCC